CAGGAGCGTCTTGACCAGGTCGTCGATGTCGGCCTTGGTGATCTCGGTCGGAGTGTTGCCATTGGACCCGCCTGCCGCATGGGTCGCGGTGAGCGATGCAATCAGGATGTCCCTGACGAGCTCGTCACGGGTGCGGCCTTCCTGGTCGCCCAGCTCCTCCTGGGCCACGGTGAGAACGGGGTCCTCAACCGTCATGTTGACCCAATCGGTGACGTAGACAAAATCCATCCTGTTACTTTCAGCCGCGTCACCTGTCGGCTTACTGACCTCAGTAAAGAGGCGGGGGAACGCTTCGATTCCCCTCTTATGATTTCTCATAAGTTCAGACTGTCGCTTCATTCTCACGAATGTCCTTTCGCTCAGTCGTTGCGGGTGCTCCAACGGCATTGAGCTTGCGAACCTTCCAGAACGCATCCTCACGCCGCTGTAGTTCCTGTGGCGTCAAAGCAAGGTGAACATTCTTGTCCGGCCAGTATTCGCAAAACTCCAAAACAGCTTGCGCCTGTTCCTTCTTCACAATCAGATAAGGCATGAGCTTATTGAGGGCCGCGATTACCATTGGCCTGGACGTGATTGCCCACCGATATATAACCTTGCGACCATCAGGAACGCGTTCTTCTCTCACTGATCCACCAAGAACGGACTGCAAAAGATCACAGACATCCTTGGAGGTCATCCCGACCGATATTTGTCCGGCATGAATAGGATTCTTCCGCTTGAGCTGCCTTAGCGTTTTATCTCCAGCGCAACGATTAATGCGGATTGTGCCCTCGCCGTCGATTATCCCGGCCAGATATGAGATGAGAACCGCTTCCCTCGGGTTACCTTGCATGGATTGTCATCTCCTTGTTTAGGCGTTCCCGTAAATCAGAAAGGATTTGCGTACGGCAATTTTATGGCTACCGTACTGGCTGACCTTGGCGAGCAGGTCGGTCTTGGAGAGCTTCTGCCCTGCAGGGGTCACGCCCTCGGTGAGCGGCGTGGTGGCCGTGGTCAGGGTGCCATACCTGCGGAACTTGATGGTGTCGCCTGACTTGGAAGGCAGGTTCCGGGTCTGCGCGAACTTCTCATGGAAGAGCTTTGCCCTTGCATTTGCCAGAAGCTCACGGTCGTAGAATATCGCTACGGCTGCGGGGACTTCGGTTGTGGTGGTAAGTTCCATTTCTGTGTCCTCCTTCGGACTGTCTCACCCCACCCCTACAGGCCCATGTCCTTCTTCTTCTGCTGCCGGTACGCCTCGTACTGCTCCGGCGTCATGCCCTTCAGGAGCGTCACCACGTCGTCAAGAGCCCCGCCACCACCGGAGCCTGGTGCTCCAGGCTTCTTGGCATTGGCGAGGATTGCGCGAGCGATGTCGCTTAGGGGGTCTGACGGAGCAGCGGGAGGAGTCCCTGGCACTCCCGGCGTCAGCCCGTCGGCCCTCGGCGCTGCGTTCTTTGCGAACCTTGTCAGCGTCTGGGCTATGATGAACTGGGCCGGAGCGGGAAGGACCTTGATGACCTGCGCGAGCGCGGGGTCTTCCGCTATGATCTTGGGGATGTGCGTCCTGATGTCGTCGTTGGTGACGTCCGAGAACTGAGCCTGCCGCTGCTGTACCGCTATCGCCCCTGCTATCTGCTGAAGCATCCCCATGAACTTCGGCACGACTTTCGCCTTGATGTCGGCACCGGTCATGAGGTCGTCGTCGTCCAGGTCAGCGAACGGGTCCGCTGGCTGGGCAGGTTCGTTAAGCGGCGCTGGCGCTCCAGGCTGCGACGGAGCTGGCTGGAACGATCCCGGCACATGGTTTGCCCTGGCAAGCTCCAGTTCCCTCTCTATCTGCTGCCTCTTTGAACGCTCATCCCTCAATCCCTCCAGGAACGCCCTTTCACGATCACTCAGGTTGAGGTCGTCTGCAGGCGCTGCTGGCTGGGCCCCTGGTTCCGTTGGTGCCGCTGGCGGCGCGGCCGGCTGTCCACCATCCCCGGCGGCGGGAGCTGCTGCTACGCCCGTGCTGGTCGGATCTGCCGTTAGATTTTCCATGTCGCCCTCTCTTTCGTTCGCCCGTTATCCCCGGCGGCGGGTTGGATTACTTCTTCGCTGCCTTCTTCGAGGGAGCCTTCTTCGCCCTGTTCGGCTTGGGCTCCTTCTCCTTGGGCTCCACCCTCTCGGGTGCGCTGGGTTCAGGAAGCGTCATGGTCTGCATGAACCACCTGCCGTCATCGGTCCTGTTGAAGGAGCCGTCGGGCCGGTAGCCCTCGTCGTATGCCCTGTTGACCTTGTCCTGAAGCCCTGCAGCCGTGCGATCTATGACGAGCCTTACTCTGTCCATGTTCACCTCACGCGTTTATGATGGGCACGTTCAGGGCGAATGCCCTGCTTGCCACCTCTTCGATTACCTGGTCGAACGGGGTTGCGCCCTGGGTGTGCGGGATGTCCCGGGGCAGGATCCAGACCCACTCGGCCTTGCCCTTCTGGTTGTCCACCTTGAGCAGGCCCGTGCCCAGCATGGGGACCGGCTTGCCTCCCACATAAGGGATCACCTTGCGGAGCTGGTCCTTCCGCATGATCCTGACCGTGGTGCGGTGGATTGTGTGGTCTATCGCGTCGCTCTGGTTGAAGAAGTAGATGTAGTAGGGCTCCGTCAGGTGGGAGCACTCATGCATTGCCCTGCGGATACTGGCCATGAGCTCCTGACCGAAACAGTCTCTGATGGTGCCGATCTCATGCTTCATTGAGCGCCCCCTGCCTGCATGGCCTGTTCCCGCTGCAGGTTGCGGTCCTCAATGCGCTGCTGGGCCTCGAACATGAGATTGATCAGGTCGAGCGCCCTCTGTGCCCCGATGTCCTGGATCTCCGCTGCCGCCTTGGCGCGGTCCAGGGCGGCGGTCGCCCTGTTCTCCTCTGCCTGGGTCAGCTTCTCCCTGGCCTGGGCAACCTGGAGCATCTGGGTGGCCTGCATGACCTGCTTGGTGATCTCGTCGAGCTGCATCTGCCGCTGGGCCTGCTGGCTCTGCTGCTGCTCTGCCTTGACCAACGCCTTCTTGATCTCGCCCTTGAGCTGAACCGGCATGTACTCGACCAGGAGCTCCATGGGCACGGCATAGCCGTCCTTCCGCATGGCCTTGAGCTCCGCGTAGAACATCTGTCGCTGGGTGTCGGTGAGCAGGCCCTCGGTCACGGCGCAGTCGTAGCGCCCGAAGCCCTTGGTGTAGAACGCCTGGGAAGGCTCCTGTCCGGTGACCCGCTTGACCTTGTCCGGGGTCCAGTTCTTGGTCACGGCCTCGATGAGCCGGAGGCCGACGGTCTGCTTGGCGAAGCGGTAATTGTCGAAGTACTCCTGGAGCCCCACCAAGCCTGCAGCCATACGCATCTTTGCCAGGACGCCGGCCACCTCGAGCTGGTCGTTCTCGGGCGCCCCGAACATCTCCTGATTCACCCCGCCGATGTCGGGGATCTCGCGGTCCAGGATCTCCTGCAACTGGAAGTGGCTCTGCGGGACGTCCGTGCCCCGGAGCTGCTCCACGTCGGTCATCTCCGCATCGTCGGTCATCCAGACCACGCGGCCCTGGCCGGAGCGGTAGAGGTCGTCCTTGTTGAGCACAGCCTTGCCCTTGGCCTTCCATCCCGAGTTGATCTGGCTCTCGATGATGTCGAGCATCTGGCTCATGCGCTTGTTCTTCTCGGTCTGCGGGTCGCGGAGCTGCCTCGAGAGCCCCTGGATCTTGTAGGCCCAATCCTCGTACTCGGGGACGTAGGTGCCCATGACCGGGACCAGGGGGAAGTGGGACTCGATGCCCGTAGGGTCGGGCCCGTGGTACACGCACAGGTTCTGCAGGATGATGTCGAGCTCAACGACTCCCTTGCTCTTCTTGATCTTCTCGAACCGCTCGCCGTGCATGGCGTAGGCTATTTCAAGGGCCTGGTTGACCTTGGCGGTGGGCATATCCACTTCCCGGGTGGCACCGGTCTGACGGTCCAGGATCAGCCACGCGGTCTTCGTGGTGCGTCGCCAGAAGTAGTACAGGTTCAGCCGCGGCCTGTTGAGCGTGTCCCGGTGGCTCGTCATGAGAGGGAACTTGTTGTCCATGCCGGACAGCCTCAGGCCGTCGATGTCGTCAGGGTCCATGAACGGGAGCAGGATCTTCGCCTGGTCCTTGTTCGGGGCCATCCTGATCATGGCGTAATCGCAGTCGTCCAGGTTGCGCCTGGTGAAGGTCGGGTCCAGGAGGAACTGGTTGTGCGGGTGCCTGAAGACCTGCGGGTCGCCGTTGACGATGTCCTGCATGTAGTCCATGCCGATGTGCAGGAGGTTGATACCGCTCATGAGTGCCCCGGCCTCGAAGCCCTCGGACATGGTCAGGTACATCTGGTTGCTCGAGAACAGCCACAGGAGGATGGCGGTGAGCTGCTCCGCGGTCTGTACGTCGGAGCCTTCCACGGGGTCTGCCTTCAGGGACAGCCGGTTCTTACGCTGGTAGCCGCTGATGAGCTTGACAATCCGCATCATCTTGTTGAAGTGCAGGGCTGCCCTTCCCTGCTTGAGCAGGTAGGCTTCTTCCTCTGCGCTCCACTGTTTGCCGAGGACGAACTCGATGTCCCTCTTCATCTCGGTCCAGGCCTGGGACCATGCAGGGTACGCATTGTTGTAGGCCTCGTTGAAGTCCTTGACGTAGTTCGCCCCGTTCTGGACCCCGAGGTCCCGGTATCCTGCCTGAGATTTCTTAGCGGCCATAGGCGCTCCTCACTGACGGCGGTGCGTTGCGGAGGTAGAGGTCCTTGACGTCGTCCTGGGTCATGTCGCTCGATGCCGATACCAGGCGCTTCAGGCCGAATGCGAGCGACTCGAACGCCTTTGCCCCATGGCTGCTCCAGTCATGCTCCGGCTTGTCGTCCCACTTTTTCAGCTCGTGGTCGTACTCCTGGTGATAGGTTTCCAGGCACCGGATGCCCTGCTTGCAGCCGACCTCGTCGAAGTATGCCCCGGGCAGGATCGCCCTGACTGCCTCGATGCCCTCGCGCTGCTCCTTGATCCTCGGGATGACGGTGAAGTTGATGCCGAGATCAGCGGCCGTCGCCTTGCGGGTCCTGCCGGTCGAGATG